CCCATTGCTTTGCCCGGTTCATTCTCATCAAGTGTTACTAACCCTATCGTGCTACATAAATGATTAAACAAATCACCTGGATTATAATTATTTGTCATTCTATATAAACAATCATTTTGCATGTAAAAATAATCAAGAACATTGTTTATTTGATTTTTATTTTTACAGGTTTCAATTAATTTTAATAATTTATTTTTATTTTTAAAATCATTGTATAAAGCACTAAATCTAGAATTGTTATAACTTTTATATTTTGCTTTTACTTGCATGTTATTTATATAATAGATGCTGTCACTTTCTCTAAAAGACTTTTCTAATTGTCTTAAAATAGCGCCACCCCCATCTATAACAACTGCCATTGCTTCATTAAAAGAGGAAACATGAAATGCAGCGCACGCATGATATATGTGATGCATATATTCATTAAATACAAAATTTTTAATTTTGTATTTTTTGCAAATATTTTCTATAACTTTTTCATGGTCATCCTCCAACCTACCACAACAAGCAAACACAAAAGTATCATCAAAATTTTTTACATGTTTTAATGAAAGATAATCAAAGTCATTAGCAGAAGGACCCCAAAACTTTTTTTTATTAAAACGACTTTCTTCAAAAAATTCAATACTGTTTTTTTTCTTAATACAAATTGAAGAGTCGTGTGATATATTTACACCGACTGTCAAAACTATTCTTTTGGTGTTTGACCTAACATATCTTTTAATGACGGAGCAAATACTTTAACATCTCTTCTAATTTTTTCAGCAGTTGTTGAAGTGTTTGGATCATCTATATCAGCTTGCATAGCTTCTTCTGATTCATATTCCTGACCAGTGTCCATATTAGTTAACGTGGTTTCAGTTTTAACTTTATATCTAGGAATTGTTCTTCCGTCTTCTAAAGTTATTGTTCCTATTTGTTCTGCGGGTTCAATTATCGGCATTTTCTCTCCAATTTATGTTAAAACTTAAAATAACTCTATCTTCATTAGAACTATTTATTTTAACTTCATGTTGTAACCATGATGGGAAAAAAATCAATGAATTTTCCTTTGGTTCGAAATCTACGCTATGTGCGATATGCACAGAGGCGTTTTTCTTCTTTGGGGGTGATAATACCTCAGCCTGTGGTTTAGGCTCTAGAAACACTAAATTACCGCTTTTTTGAGGCACTTTTAGATAGTACACTCCAGACAAGTAATTGTAAGGATGTGTGTGGACATTATTTCTAGATCCTGGAGGATTAATCATGCCCCACAAACCTGTCATTTCTGGAACGTATTTATCTTGCACATCTAAATGGTTAAAGCACTCTTTAGCTTTTAATAATATATCACCTACTGTGCTTTTAAATTCTTCATCTTTGTAAAGCTCATCGTCACTGTGCCAGCCTCCAACATTAGATCTTGGCATACCTTTTTCATCTCGTGCTTTTATTTCGTAAAGTCTATCTATTAAGTGACCGTGACCCTTAACCTCTGTCATCATGACAGGTGTAATAAATAGTGATTGTAAATTCATTCTTTTTCTCCTTACAGTTGACCTTTTGTAACCTCCATAAAACTTACAATAATGTGAACTTGGTTAGCAGCATTAGCCTGTGCTTTTAATACGTCAGATTCTTGTAAAACTAAAGGCTGAGATAATAATTCTGTTGTTGTATTTGTTGCAACACTTTTAGCCTTAAATAATTCAAAAGTAGCAGAAGATCTAAGCACCTCTAAGTCCACAAGTGTAGTGTTTCCTGAGTCATTACAAATTAAAATAGATTTAATTACGTCAGTTGTAGGAGGCACAGGTGGTGTAGCACCAGGGTCAGCTGTTGGCACCGTTAATATGGTTGTTAAATCTGTTGATGTTATATCAACCATTGAGCTTTTAAATGTATTAGCCAAGGAAAAATGTCTCCTGTTCTTGTTCTTCTTTTAAATCTTGTTGATAGTTAGTGTTTAATAAAAGTATTATTTGATCTAATAATTTTATCATTTGGTCAAATTGACTAGCATCATATTCTGGCGTAGCGTTTGGTAATCTAGTTATTGTTATTTTTGCCATTTGTGTACCATATTAATATAACTTTTCTCACTCCTTTTATCACATTTAACACTCCATGTCTTAATTTTTGTCCATCAAAATAGTAAGTTCTGCCCACTAAAGGATCTATTGTAACTCCTTCTACTACCCCTTGTCCACCCTGAAAATCGTCATTTATAAAGGTTACAGAGGTGCCAGTTGTTTCTTCTCTTGTAGCATCTTTGTGAAAGTGCATTGCACTATCTTTTGAATAAGTTGTAATATTACAATATTCCACATTTGTAAATTTTGTATCGTCTATAAGACTAGCTATTTTTTGTACAATGTTATGTTCAGAAGATAGCTCACGAACAAGGCCTTCTCCCCACTCTCTATGATGAGGATGAGTTAGTAATGTATTTAATTGTTGTATTTCTTTTTCTTCAAGACAATCGTCTTTAATATAAATCATCTCCTGCCATCTGGTCTTATCTGTAGTTTTTGAGAACCAAGTCTCCAAGGTGTATCATCAACAGTGTTTGTTTGATATTTTATTTTTACCGCTCTACCTCTACCTCTAACATTAATTTTTTCAGTAGTATTAGTAATGTTTCCTGAAGTCGTTACATTTGCAGATGACTGTGGGTATTGTTCTAAAGTTAAAGTAGCTGTCATCGTATTTGTTAAATTGTCAAAGTCTGGTACTAATTTACTTACAGACATTAATTGATCACCGTCTGCTATCTCTACAGATCCAGTTTCTAAAAAGGCAGTTATTGCTGAGCCATCTGCTTGATTGTTACCTACTTCGTGTTCATAAACAAAAGAAGCCCCTGCAGTTAAACCTAGAATAGATGTGGCGTTAGCAGTAGTAGATGTGCTGTATTCTGTGGCTATAGGTAATTCATAAACATATGCTCCAAGCCAAGTCGTTCTAGCTAAAGAATTAGTATACCAAGTTCCTTCTAAATAATTATAAGCAACAGACCTATCTATTTGTGTGGCGTTTGCTGATGGGTAATACCAAATAATTTCATTATATGCAGTGTTTAGACCGACGGCTATATCATTTTTATTTGTATAACTAATGTCATCAAATACAAAGTCTTGAACAGAACATGGCATTTTTTTAACAACCCCATCGTACAAATAAAATGCGTTATCAGACATCCAATATGCTTTACCATTTACCTCTATAGCTGCGTGTTGTGCTATTAAACCCGCATTTGCCCCAAGTTGACGAAGACCAAAAGTAAAAGGTGTGCCAACAAATTGTAAACCATGTAAGGATGTGTCAGTCCAAATTAAGATCTGACCTGTTGATTTTACTGCACCTATTATTCTTGACCCATCCGATATACGTAGAGACCCTGCCTCGTTAGTTGAAACAGGTGTGTAATCAGTTGCATCTTCTCTATCCGAAAATCTAAGCAGTAAATCATCTTGAGTAGCAGTGTTTCCAATTGTTGTTTCTGTTCCAAATATTAATAAGTGTCTTGTGTCTGTTGACACCAAACTAAATCTTGATGCTGTGGGTGCATTTGACAGAGCGGTGGCTCTTGCACCTAAACCCCCTGAAGTGTCCCAAATAAATGTGCCACCATTTAAAACTGTTGCAATTAAGTCTTCACCAAAATTATCTAAAGACCAGTTTCTTGCAGCAACAACAACGTTGGAAGAAGATCTTGGTGTGTCCCATGTGCTAGCTCCCCATGTCTCGGTGCCCCAACCATATCCGTATGTTGAAGATGTTGGACCAGGATTTATTTGATATGTAGCTGTAACAGATCCGCCTCCACCCGAGGTCGAGCCTGTTGCATTTGTGCCAGCGTTAATTGTAAAACTATTTGCATCTGGCACAGTAAGTATTTCAAATTCATTATTAAAATCTATGCCATCAACTACATTTGAGGAAGACCCGTCGTCAAAAGTAACGAATGCGCCAACCTCTGCATTGTGTCCAGTGTCTGCAACAGTAACAGTTGATTGTCCACTTTGCGTGGTAAAAGGATTTGTAAGTGCTTGTGTTTCTCTTAATGGTGTAATATCATAGACTTTACCTTCAGAAAAAATATATAGTTTTCTATCTGTACCTAATGCTAAATACCTTGTTCCATCTAAGCCAATCCAAGAATGTGTATCTCTTACAGCACCGACTACGGTTACATTAGGATTTGGTAAAAATCTCCAACCTCCCCACCTTTCTGGTTTACCATAGTGAAAGCGCACAAAATCTGAATCTATGTATTTACGCTGATCTCCTGCTGAATAAGCAGAATCCTGTTTATCTATACCTGGTTTAAATTTTAAGTCTACTAGTCGCATTTGGTCCAATATTGTATACTAAATCTTTGTTGAGGAAAAGGGACATCCTTGCCATTTTTTGATTTAATTATCTTTATTGAGTGACTTATGTAGCTTGGAAAAACAACCATATAATTGTTCATATTAGGTATTTCTATAATTTTGCCGTCGTCCATAAAAAGCATATCTCCTCCCTCTAAATTGTCTCCTTCGTTTAAAACTAAATTAAAAGTGAAAAAAGGGAGATTATCCATATGCCAGCCATAATAACCCCCGTGATTATAGGCGCACACGTGAATATCATGCTTTTTTGTTTTCATTTCCAAAAATTTAAAGACACTGTTACGATCTGTTTCTGCTATAAAATTTTCTAATCCTCTGTGGTAAAACCAATCACCTAATTTAGTGATATTTGGTGTTTCAGCAGGAAACTCATTATGGTCTATCCAATAATCAAAAGAACCACAGTTCTCGCTGTAAAACTGTAGTTGACTTACCTTATCATCTTTATCACCCCAACTGGGCACAGAAAATTTAGTTCTACTGTTTAAAAGATCTATTTTAATATTTTGTAGTATTAAAGGTGGTAAAAAATTATGACAACCAATAATATTTTTTGAGATCCAATGATATTTCATTTTACTTTAAATTGTGTTGAAACATTGCCTTTAAAAGAATAATTACCATAATGGGTCAAGCCACTAGATATATCAGCGTAAATCTTTCCTCCTATATTCTGCCACAATCTGCAGAAAGCGTAATCTTCAGACAAATATCTATCATTGTCAATCATTGTATCAAAAAAAGCATAATTCCAATCTGAGGTTTTGTGATAATTAAATTCTTTATCGTGAGAGCTGCCAATGTGCTGGTCAGGAGTAAATTTTAGTTTTGGATAATTATCTGCCATTTTTTGAAATACGGATCTTTTAATTAACATAAACCCAGTTGCTCCGTCCATGACTTGTACAAAACCATTTTTTGTTTCAATGTGATTAGGATCTTTAAAGTTCAGGTTATATTCTAAAGATGTTGCCATTAGCTCATTTTCTTCAATCTTAGGATTATCTTTTATTTTTTTTATAACTTTAGTCCAGTTAATAGTTTTTCTAGGATATATACCACAAACCACATCTTCGTTTAGTTCCAGCATTCTAAAAACAGATTCAGGATTAAAAGCGATGTCTGCATCAATAAACAGCAAATGTGTATAGTCACCATCCATAAAGAGCTGTACTAAAGTATTGCGTGCTCTTGTAATCAATGATTCATTACCAATAGTTCCAAACTGTAATTCTATTTTTTTGATTGCTGCTAAAGCTGTTAACTGTAAACAACTTTTAAAGTAATCCGCTGTAATCATGCCCCCGTAACAAGGTGTGCCGATAAATATTTTAGTCATTAATTATTATCTCCTTTGAAAAATGATTAACTAAATTTGGTTTGTAAAAATTAAATTTTTCACACTCTTTTGTATGTTTCACAATATTTATTAAAGTTTCAAAAGCTGCTTCACTTAATATATTTGAATAATTAGGAGAGTTACAGACGAATACGTAATCAAATTTTTTAAATTTAACTTCATTTATATCATAGGTTATTGTAACTAAATCATTATGATTATTTCTATCTGAGTCATAGTTTGCTAGCCAATATGCGCTGTTAATAAAATTTTTTTTATTTAAATAGTATCCAAGCCAGTTTCCTGAATTGTAAGAATTAATTGGAACTTGTTGGTACCAAATATCATGATGATGATCTATTGTAACTAAATCAATTAATTGTTTTCTTTTACAAAGAGGGTCAAGTGTGTAAAATATATTTGCATGTACTTGAGAAAAAACAATATTCTTAACATCTAAGTCATTTATATAATTAAGAAAAAATTTAATTATGTCGTTAAAATGTCTTGGAGATTGCACATAATCAGTGTCTATAGACAAAACATTTAGAGTGTTATCAGTCATTTAATTTAATACTAGCTTCAACTATTTTATCTGGGGAAATTTCTACACAATATGGATACTCAGAAATCATGTTTGTTAAATCAGGATACCCAAAAATTTCTGGTTTGGTTGTTCCCCACAACACTAAACCTTTTTTATTGAAAGTTCTATTAGCGCACATGTGATGTAAGGCGCTATCAATGGCTATAAAAAAATCACAATATTTAGACAATATCATAAAATCTTCTCTGTTTTTAAATAAAGGAGAGCCACCTTGATCATTAAATTTTGTTTCACCAATGTATTCTGATCTTTCATTATCATGACCAAACACAATAAAAATGTGTGTAGGATATTGCTCTTGCAACAAGTATATTAAATCTTGACCATATTTATAATTTCTTCCAAAATTGTTTTTGTCATAATGATTTGTCATGACTCCTTGTCCACCTGTAAATTGTAATAAAACAAATTTATTTATTTTTTGTATGTGAGGCAATAATTCAACTTCTCTTTCAGTATTTATTGCAAAATTTGGTCTGTAGTTTTCTAATTCTATTTCATACATCTCAGCCCATTTTTTTAAAACATGTTTTTGTCCTTTTAAAAAATCACTTTTGTAAGGATCATAATGAAAAATTTTGTCATAGTTTCTAAAATAATTGTAGTAAGTGTCAAAAATAATTTCATTTATCATTGTTCTTGAATCTGCAACATATGGTGAGTAAGTAAATATTTCTGGATAAGCAGAATTAATAACTAATTTTTGTTTGTTTTTTTCGTACAACTTGTCGATTAAAGCAGTAAACATTATGTGTTTACCAACCCCTCCATCTAAAACGTGTAAATCAGGCATCTTCATTGTGTTGCATATTCTACTTGTAAATATTCTATTTTTCTTACCCAGCCTCTTGGTATAGCTATTGCTCCACCACCATGGTCATCATCTTTGTCTACGCACCAAGATCGCATAATAACAATCTTGTCTTCATTGTTTACAACCATGTAACCAACTTCTTGGCACACGGCCAACGGCGCATTAATTATATCTTTTATAGGAAGCCAACCGGTTTCCATATCACGAGCGTCAAGCCAAGTAATTCTTACCATGGGAACTTTTTTAATATTCATTTGCAGTTCTGCGATAATCTACTGAATAATTTATAGCTACAGTAATTCTAGTATTGTCTGTCATATTTGGTGTTACAGAGTGTAACAAATGCCCATCAAAAAAAATTACAGTGCCATTTGTTGCTTTTAAACTTACAATATTACTATAATTTACATTTTGATCTGTTTTTTTGTGTAACACTAAATTTCTATTACCGTGAAAACAAAAAGATGCATTACTTGTTTCGACGTCTACAAATAAAACTGCTGATATATGTGCACTGTGGTGATGAGGAAAAGAATTGTGTCCCTTACCATACCAATTAATCCAACAGTCATCGACTAAAAGACCTGGAACATCGTAGCCCTCTTCATCTACAAAATCTCGTATTTTATGAGAAATAATTTTGCAAACATTGTTTAATGCAGGATATCGTTGATGAGAGTTCCAACCAGTTCTGTTTTGTCTTTTTTTATTATCATCAATTGTGGTGTTAGCTGAGGTATCAACTCCATGAATTTTTTTATTGTCTTCAACCAAAACTATTTGTTTTATCTGTTTTTCAATATTTTGAAAATCAGGTATTACAAAACTGTAAAAATCTTCAGTGAAGACTGTAGTTTTAAATATTTTTGTCATCAACGGTAAGTGTTGCGTCCTTTGGTACTAATCTTAAATTAAATGATACAGATCTTCTTTCTTCGTTTGGTGTTCTAAATGGATAAACCATATGAGTCAACCAAGATGGAAACATAAATATGTCGCCCACTTCTGGTGGGTGTTGTAATTTGTGACCACTAAAAGTTTTAGGATCACCGCACATAAAAAGAATATCTCCTACACTAGGATAGTGATCTTCAGCCGCTCTCTCTTTTTCAATGCTGTCCGGCATTTTAGTATAGAATACACCAGATAAATCACCATCGTGCATGTGTGCAGGATTAAAGTCTCCTGACCATTGGCTCACGGCCCACATAGATTCTATAACCATCTTGTCAATTTTTTCTGGTGCTAATGTTTCGCTAGCTGGTGGTATAGATAAATAAGATTTAACCATTTCACCAATTAAAAAAACTAATTGTTGACCGTCACCATCTATCCACTCGGGTGGCAAACGAACTTCTTGTTTAACATTACCTGCTAAATTAGGAGACCAATCCCATTGTTTAGCTAATTTTGGGTCTCCAAGTATCTCATCACACTTTTTATTTACTATATTCAGAATAAAATCAGGCACTTTACCCTTAACCACAGTAGGGCCAAACGGTCTAATTGCATCAAACTTTAATTTAATTTCTTTTTTAACTTCCTCCATGGGAACACCTCATTCTTTTTTTATTGTCATATAGCAATAATTTGCCTATAAATATACAATTAAATAGGCTTAACTTACAAGGCCAGCCTCCTTGCACTAAAACAATCATGATTTGCAGAAGGAGAGCATGCTAAAAAAAATATTTAAAGCTGCAAAAAAAGCAGCCCCAATTATCGGTGCAGGACTAGGATTTCTAGCTGGTGGACCTGTATTAGGATCTGCTATTGGTGGTGGTCTTGGTAGTTTAGTTGCAGGTAAAAGCCCTCAAGAGGCACTTAAATTTGCAGCATTATCTGGATTAGCAGGAGGAGCATTAGGCAGATTTGGTGGATTACAAGGTGGACAAGGACTAGGGGGTTTATTTACCAAAGCCACGTCAACACCAGTGCCATCTAACATTATTCAAGCAGCTCAGGGTGGTAATAAAGTTTTACTTCGAGATGCAATCATGAAAGGGGCGGTTCAAGAACCTGGCGTGCTAGGATCAATAGTTAATTTTGCAAAAGCTAATCCTATAAAAACAGCACTTGGCTTGTCAGCGTTAGCAGGAGCTGCAGGTGGTTTAGGTGAAGAAGAAAATAGAAGATCACAGTTTGAAGATGTATACGGAACAATGGACCCACTTAAAGATTTAGATGACGCTGGCGTAGGTGGTGTAACAACAGTGCCATTTTCTCAATACGGACCTAATTTATTAAACAGAGCCATGGGTGGAGAAATAAATGGATTAAAAGAAGCCGGATTAAAAGATGGTGGTTTCCCACGTAAAAATGGTAAGATAGCAGGACCGGGAACAGAAACAAGTGATGACATACCAGCAATGTTAAGTGATGGTGAATTTGTTATTAATGCAAAAACTGTAAGAGGACTTGGACGAGCTATGGGTGGTGAAGGAACAAAAGAGAGTAGAGACAGAGGATCAAAATTCTTATATAGTTTACAAAGAAAATATGGAGATAGAGCATAATGGTTGATGAAGTAATACAACGAACGCAACAAGCTCCTTTTATTGAAAGAAGAGCAGAGCAGTTACTCGCGTCTGTATTTGGTGATCCAAACGCAGTAAGAAGAGAGGGTGAAAGCGATGCTGATTTTAATCTACGTAAGTTTGGTCGAGCAGGTATTGCTCAAAATATTCCAGCATTTCAGTTTGCAGGTTTTACACCTGAACAAACAAGAGCTTTTGGATTAGCAAGTCAAAACGTCGGGGCTTTTCAACCTGCTTTACAACAAGCAGGAGGCACTCTAGGTCTTGCAGGTGCTGCTTTAACAGGAGCAGGGCAACAGGCTCTCGGTGCAACGCAAGCATTTGATCCAACACAATCACAACGTTTCATGGACCCGTACCAACAAAACGTTACACAACAAGCTTTAGCAGAATTTGATCGTCAAGCTCAAATTGCACAGTCTAATTTAGCAACGCAAGCACAAAGAGCAGGAGCTTTTGGTGGCTCACGTTTTGGTGTGCAAGAAGCAGAACTAGGTCGTAATTTACAGGACATAAAATCAAGAAGAATATTTGAAGACTTATCACGAAATTTTCAACAAGCACAACGTGCTGCAATGGGTGCACAAGAAGCACAACAAAGAAGGCAGTTGGCTGCAGCACAGCAATTAGGTGCCACAGGTCAAGGTCTTGCTAGTCTTGGACAAAGACAAGCTGGTCTTGGTGCTCTCACTCAACAACTAGGACAGGCAGATGTACAATCTCTTCTAGGTGTTGGTGGTATTCAACAGCAATTAGGACAAGCTCAACTAGAAGCTCAAAGAAGACAACAACTAGAAGCTCAACAAGAGCCGTTTAGAAGACTAACATTTGCTAGTGACATTTTACGAGGCACTCCAAGTAGTGCAATTCAGTTCACTCAACAGCCTTCTGTCAATCCATTTGCACAAGCTCTTGGTCTTGGTATTGCTGGTATTGGTGCTCTTGGTCAGTTTGGTCAAGGCTTTGGAGGTATATCAGACGCTTTTAGTGCATTTGGAGGTAATTAATGGTTCTTCCAATAGTAGCAGGGATAGCAGGATTAGCCCTAAGAGCTGCACCTTACGCAATAAGAGGCGCTAGAGCCGTTGTTAATCCAAGAAATTTAAAAAACTATTTTACAGGGGCTAGATCTAGACCGATTCAAGGACCTGTAAACGTTAGAGGTTTTAGATTTGACCCATCCAAAAAAGGCATAGAGGCTCTTGGAATGGGGGGAGGAAGAACGCCAGGAATATTTAGACCTACTTTTAGAAACATAGCAGGACAGTCTGCTGTTTTAGGTGGAGCTGGTTTAGCCTATGACGCCTTAACAGATAGTGCTGAACAAAGCACTGAACCACCACCAGCAGGATCAGGTGGTCCAGTAGAACCACAACCGGGTGGACCTGCAGGAATGACGATAGGAGAAGCTGAAAAAGCGGGCATTATAAAAGATGAAAAACAAAAAGCAACTGACACCGCAGCAGATGCAACAGGTAAAAATATTCAAGGTGGTGATTTAGATGATTTCATAAAAGAACGTATAGACTTGTTTGAAAAATATATTGGTGATGACACAAGAAAGAAAACAAAGAGTGCAGGATACAATGCCATGATACAGTTTGGTTTAGAACTAGCTACAAAGAGAGGTAATTTAGTAGAAGCTATTGCAGAATCTGCAAAAGAACCTTTGAAAGAATTTGCTAAACTAGGTAATCAATTAGCAGATAGAGCTGCAGCCATTAAGAAAGCTGGTATTGAGTCAGGTGTTGAAGCATTTGAATCTGCAGAGGATAGAAAATTAGAAGAAAAGAAAATTGCAGGTGATATTGCAGAAGCACAAATAAGATCTCAAGCACAAAAACTAACACCGGGTGAGTTTATAACTAATCAGATTCAACAAATTATAGCTGATCCCAATCTTGTAGCAAGTATTACAGCTTCAAACTATGACGAAAACAATAAAAAAATTAATCCTAATATTTCTGATGAATCACTAATACAAGCTTATGCAGCTAATCAGTACGAGTATTACAATGCTAAAGAAATACCGGACACTGCAGACGGAAAAGAATTATATGAATCCTTACCTTCAGGGACAATGGTTTACTTTAAGGGACAAATATTTCCAAAACCATAAGGAGAGATTATGGCTGACAAAATAAGAGATCCTCTAGGAAATCTGGTAGAGGTTCAAAACGTAAAGCCGGGTGATCCTGTAAGAACTACAATAGTAAATAACGTATTCAGAGATCCATCGGGAAATGTGATTCAAGTAGACAAGCCAATGGATACTGGCTTAAATTTTAATTCTGTAGCTCGTAATCCAAAAAAAGATCAAAGAGGTTTTTTTGAAAAGTATGTAACAGATCCTGTAACTGCAGGTCTTGCAGGTGTCGGAGAAGGTGGTTTTAAAATAGCAGAAGGAACGCTGTCTCTTGGAACTATACTTCTTGATCTTGGTGTAGGGACTGACTTAACAAGAAAAGTAGAAAAATATTTTGATGATAATAAAATTTTAGATGCTTTAGAAGACAAGGCTGACGAATCATGGACCGGCACAGTTACATCTGTTCTTACACAGTTTGGTGTGCCTGGGGGTGTTGCACTTAAAGCAGCCAATGGATTAATTAAAGCTAGAGGTATTGGTGGTAAACTAGCAGGTAAAACAGATTTTATCTCTAGAAGACCGAACGTTACAAAAGCTGCACTTGCAGGTGGCGCAGAAGCTGCGGTGGCTACAAGTGATATGGGCACACTTGGTGATTTACTTGGTGTGGGACCAACTCAAACAGATGATGAAAGTGATGACATCAATGCAACTGGACGTGAAGTAGCTTTTAAAAGATTAAAAAATAAATTTAAGTTTGGTGTTGAAGGTGCACTTGGTTTTACATTGTTTGACAATGTTATATTTCCTGCAGGTAAAGTTTTGTTTAAGGGTAGTGTTCCAGCATTTACCGGTATGTTAAAACACGTAGGTTTAAATAAAAACAATGTTAGATTTTTAGAGTTTGACCCAGAAGCAAATGCTAACGTTTTAAAAGAAACAGCTTTGGAGGAGGGTTTTCAGTTTAATAAAAACAATATTTTGCGATGGGTAGATAAAAATGTTTTGTCTCCTTTCCGTGCAAGAGGCAACTTACCAAAAGAAGTCTTTGAAGCTAACAGAGAAAAGATAAACACATTAAGATCTGTAGCTGAAAGAGTTAGAGTAGAAACCTTAGATTTAGAAAAAGCTGTACAAGAAGCAATCGATCCTAATGTAGGTAAATTATATAATAAACTAGACGCAATGGGGCTGCGAAGAAGAGAAAAGATGATGGAAAATATTTATGATTTTCTAACAAGTGGTGCATACAAAGCAAAAGTAGATGTTAAAACTGGTGCAAAAATTCCAAAGACAGCAGAAGAAATAGCAAAAGCTTTACCTGATGACATACCAAAAGAGTTACTACCTTCAATAACAAAGATAAGAAATTCTATTGACGAAATGAGTAAGGCTCTTTCTGAAATGCCAAACTTTACTTTAAAGGGCGGTGCAGATTTTCAAAACGTTGTAGCTGCTAACATAGGTGAATATATGACAAGATCATACAGATTGTTCGGCACTAAAGTAGAAAGAGAGCAATGGCTTAATACGTTAAGAAACACACCAGAAGGACAAGAGATAATAGACAGAGCAAAAATATATATAAGAAATAACAACAAAGACATGACTGAAGAAGCTGTTGAGCTAGAATTAAAAAATTTATTAGCAGAAGAAAAAGAAAGCATCGTTGGTGGTGCCATAGCAAGAGTATCCAAGTATGATAATGCAATCAAACAAGTAAGACAGGATATACCTGAACCACTTAGAGATTTACTTGGTGAGATAAAAGACCCTATAAAACAGTATATGAGAACCGCAGCTAAAATAAATACATACATAGCTGACACAAATTTTTTCAACACGTTATTAAAAAAAGGAAAGAATAGGTTTTTCTTTGAGCCACCAAAACAAATAAGAGGTGAACAAGTTGGAACTGTCCCTATAGGAGAAGGAGGGCTAGAATTTGGATCTACCATTGTTTCTGATGGTCCTTTGAACGGTTTTAAAACAACTCCTGAGATTGCAAAGGCATTAGAAAACATAAGTAATTCAAGGAAAAATGCAGATGAATTATCTAACTTGTATTACAAAGTTTTTCTTGCGCCAAAAGCGTGGACACAAGAAGCAAAGACAACTTTATCTCCGATCACACATGCTCGTAACATAATCAGTGCAGCATCTTTTACAGGTATGAATGGTAATTTTTTTACAAACCCACTTCGTTTTGCAGAAGATTTTAAACAAGCTTACAAAGTTGTTACAGCTAGATCTAAAAGTGCGATCGAATCTGATATGGGTAGAAAATATTTTAAGAATGCTGATGACTATGAAAACTACAAAGATGAATACATAAAATTACAAAATCTTGGTGTCGTTAATACTAGTGCAAGATTAGGAGAACTAACACAAAGTTTAGATGAAGTAACTGCAGGGCTACAAAATCTTACAGAAACAGGAAAAGTTTTTACGATACTACGTGGATGGGGAGACAAAACAGGTTTTAACAAAGCACGTGGAATTGCAAGAACGCTGTATCAAGCGGAGGATGACTTATACAAAATACAAAACTTTTATTCTGAGTCACGTAAATTTAGAGGTGTATATGAAAAAATGTACAGAGCAAATCAAGCAAAGTTTTTAGATGATTATGCTGACGAAATTGCAAGAGTAAATCCTACTCTTACAAGAGACGAGGCTCTCGCTTCAATGCGAACTCAAGAAGGCTTTGATAGATTTATAGATTTAAAAGCTGCAGACACAGTCAAAAACAATATTCCTAACTATGATTATATTGGTTCGTTTGGTCAAACATTAAGAAGACTTCCTATAGGTAACTTTGTATCTTTCCCTCTAGAAATTGTTCGTACTAGTTTTAATACATTAAAACAAGGTCTTAGAGAAATTCAAGACCCAAACACACTGGGCATTGGAACAACTAGACTTGCAGGAGTGGCTACATTTGGTGTTGCTTTAGGTAAAGGATTAGAAGAAGGAGCACAATTAGTTGCTGGTGTATCTAACGAACAATTAAATGCATTGAGAGAATATCTCCCAGAGTGGTCTAAGGATTCTACTCTCATACCTATTAAACAAGGTAATCAGTTATACTACATAGATTTTTCTCACACTAACGCTTACGATATTTTAACGTTGCCTCTTCGAGCTGCTATGAATGGTTTTGACGAATCAAGAGACAAAGGTGCGGGTGTTCTTGCAAGTTTCGATGATGCAGCCATAAGAGCAGCAACTAAGTTTGCAGCACCTTTTGTCGAAGAATCAATAGCAACACAATTCTTTGCAGATGTATTTGTTCGTGGTGGTTCTACTGCAGAGGGCAGAAGACTATGGAATCCAGAAGATGAGATAGGAACAAAAATATCTAACACTCTTCAAGAATTATTTAGAACAGCTTCGCCAGGATCTATCAAACAGTTTCATCGTTTGTATCTATCAGGCATTGGACAGAAAGATCAATACAACAGAGGCTATAAGTTTTTAAATGAAACATCTGGTTTGCTTGGATTTAGAATTCAAAACCCTTTTGTTCAAGATGGTATAAACTTTAAAATATCTGATAATAAAAGAGCATTAGCTAATTCTAAAAAATTATTTACAAGTGTTGCTTATAGAGCAGATGCCACATCAGCAGAGATTGTCGATGCATACAACAAAGCAAACGCAGCTAAACTAAGAAATGATCAGAAGCTATTTAAACAAATACAAGCAGCTAAAATATTAGGTTTATCTGACAGAGAAATTAGAAGAGTGATATCTGAAAGATTCTCTAAAAATGAGGCTGCTAATCTACTTAGAAATCGTTTTACACCAATAAAAGTATCTGATTTTGCTTTTCAAAGAATGAGAGAGAACTCACGAGCTAGAGATGGTAGTGATGTTAGTAGATCAGTTAGAAGAATAACCAACGGCATATACAGAAACCTATTTAGAACAAACATATTTGATGATGTGAGCGGTTTATTTAAAGATTCATTCAATATTATAGAGTCACAACCTCTTGTAACAAGGCCTAAAACCTCGGATGCTGGCTCTATAATAGGTAGTCAAAGCAATCTAACAGCTCCTGTTACTCCTATTGCACCAATAGAACTACCAGGCGGAGGAACTTTATCACCAACAGATCGATCTCAACTTGCTAAAAGCGGAGATATTGATATAACAGAAACATTAGCAAGGAGAACGTAATGAGTAAACGTGGAAGCAGAAGAGGAAGACCAGCAAAGGATAAAAAGAAAACCTTTAGGGAATTCAGAGCTAGCAATAGGCCAACACGAACTAGCAGAGGAACAACGACCAAGTTTGATGACAGTGGTAGAGAGTCTGGCATTAGAGCTGCAAAAACTACGACCTTAGCTGATAAGAAGAAAAGTTTAGAACAAAGTATTGGTAGCCTTGATAGAAGAATAAACAAAGCAGTAAGTGCAGGTAATTTAGATTTAGCGAAAGATCTTCGATCAAGACAAAATAGATTTGTAAAAAATTTAGGATTTTTTAATGCAACAAATACCGCTAATGGTGTTGCAAGAACAAGTAATGGTAGTATAATTAGAACTAGTGATGGTAGCCCAGTGCTTACCAGTGCAGGTTTAGCTGCATTTAATAAAACAGTTGACAGAGATTTTTTAGATCCAACAAGAAAACTTGTAAACGAAAATCCAGAAGCGTACGCTAAAATGTATCCAATTGCTAATCAGTTACGACAAGGACTTCCTGGCTCAAGGTTTTTAAAAGGTTTAGGTGGTGTTGATGATAAGAAGCAGCGGTTTACAGATGATAAAATGCCGGGAGAGAGATATGCTTTAGATAAAGACTTTGGAGCAGGCACGGGACCAGAAATAATGGATGATGAAATAATAGCAGATGATTTTGACAAGTCATTAGATGTTGCACCAGACGCTGTTCCGTTACCAGGTGTTACCATAAGACAAAAACCACAACCGGATGCCTCAGACCTCAGTCTTTTGGAGTTACTATTTGATGCCAATCGTAATGAGCCGGGGATACAAGTATTTAATACAAATCCTACACCGGGAGAAGATCGAAGTTTAAACTTAGCACCAAACCTTTTTAAAAATATTGGCTCTGCTTTTGATGCAGATCCCAACACTCCGGGGATACAAATATTTAATACAAATCCAAGTGGAAATAAAAATGTAAACATGCAAGTAAAAGAACCGAGTGGTCCAATGATGCAAGTGGATGAGAATCCTTTAATTTTGGGCACTCAAGTTAGTGGTGATAATTTTGCTAATCAAGTAGCAAACAACGCAGTTGTAATGAAAGAAAACATAGCTAACGCTCCAAACCTAAACACAAATCAAAAACAAGTGTTAATAAATGAAGTGGACAAACAGATGACACAATTTCAACCGACTATTGATCAAACAAGTATATTAGATGTTGATCCTGGTCAGTCAATGTTTCCTGCCGCAACTACCAACGCACTTACTTCAGCTAACCCAGCAAGCGAAGCTGCAGCTTTAGAAGTATTGAATTCACTAGATAATAATCAGAGCGGAGGTTTTAGCTTGGCTGATTTATTTGATGCCAACCCAGATGAAGCAGGTTTTCAATTATTTAATTTCAATCGTAATCGATGAAGAAGAAAACAAAGCAAGATAAAAAGATAAGTAAAGTCATGCGCGAGTTTAAGAAAGGTAAACTTCCAATTGGTAAATCCAAAAAGAAAGTTAAGTCTAGAAAACAAGCAATAGCTATTGCTTTGAGAGAGGCTGGGGTTAAAAGAAAATGAACCTGTCAATGCGTGATTGGATATGGATCATGGGTATTGTAGCTGGTATTGCTACAACGTACGGCATGATGTCATCACGAGTTACGGCTCTTGAATCAAGCATAAAAGATTTAGACATGTTGCGTATAGACTCACGGCTCTCGGTCATTGAGATACAAGTCATAGAAATAAACGAAAAATTAGATAAGCTACTAGATTAAATATTTTTTCTCACATCCTCAATACACTGCACTTTAAAAGTAAAGTATCGATTCATGTCAAACTTCATAAACTTTCTGCCCATCTCTTGACATACTTCAATATCTTCAAACTTTTCTTGATAGACCATTTGATTACCAGTGTATACCCAAGCGCTACCATTGTAACCCCACAGGCTTACCACCAATAAAAAAATCTTAGTCATCCTTATAGAAGTAGCATTTTCCTGTTTCACTTACCATGAGTAATTTGACGCCCATTTTTTCCTGTGAATCAGAAACCTGTCTTGTAATTTTATATCCAGCAAATTTTCCTGTTTTCCTAGTGCTTTCGCTTTTAACATCTATTTTAATAATCTCACCATCTTCTCCCAGCGCTATCAAGTCACAAGGTCCAAGGCCACTGATATTATCAAAAACGTAGTACTCTTGAGCTGTTAACCACTCTATTGCTCTAAGGTGATTTAGAAATCCTTTTTGATGTTTCTTATCCAATCTCACCCCAAGAAGGACCTACCTCACAATCTATTTGTGATGGAACTCTTAGGGGAACTGTGTTCTCCATGATTTCAATAATCCTTTTTTTCTGATCTTCATCATATATCGAGATATCTAATTCATCATGAACTTGTATCAAAGGTGTTATGCCTTCTTTAAAAATATCCACCATGGCTTTTTTTGTTTGATCCGCAGCCGAACCTTGAATCAACCTATTTAAAGCCCTGTATGTAAAAGCACGACGTATTCTATTCATCCCTCCGTGTTTTCTTTCTGCTTCTTCTTTTTTTAATGCTTGATGAAGACCATACATGTTTGGTTCCCACATATCAAAACGACAAACACGGCCAAGTAAAGTTCTGATTTCTCCTACATCAGCAGCTTTTTTCATCGTGCCATCTGTTAATGCTTTTACAAATGGAACTGTAGCATGATATTTTTCAAAAACTTCTTTAGCATCATCAATGTCCAATCCTAACTGAGAACCAAGCTTACCTCTGCCCATACCATACATCATGCCAAGGTTAATTGTTTTTGCTTGTTTACGATCTATGCCAGCCATGTCAGCAACAACTTGATGAAAGTCTGTGTCTGGATTTTCATTATAATCTTTTACTAATTTATTTACCGAGCTGACCTCCCACGATGTTGTTTCACTAACAAGTGCACCATAATGTGCAAGAAGTCTGGGCTCTTGTTGTGAATAGTCAAAGCAGCCCCACTGCTCGCCCTCTTCAGGAATAAAAAGCTCTCGTATTTTAGGACCAATGTTTTGATTACGTGTAGGCATTTGTTGCAGATTAGGATTCTGCATACTTAATCTACCAGAGATAGTGCCACCTGTTTCAGATCGCATTTGATTTACATCTGCATGAATACGACCATTGTGTGCGTGTTTTAAAATAGAATCTACAAATGTTGTTCTTGCTTTATTAAACTCTCTTGCCTTTACTATGTCTTGTGCAAACTTAGATGGTTGATTTAATAAAAAGTTTTTATCAAACGCAGGTAAACCTGTTGGTGTTTTGCTGTATTTTATTTTTAATTTATCAAAAGCTTTTGCAATAGATAATGGTGATAGAATCTCAAGATCAAACCCACATGTTTTATTTAAGCTGCGTCGTACTTTGTTTTCTTCTTTTTCAAAATCAATTTTAATTGTTGCAGCTTTATCTAAATCTATTTTTACACCTTTCTTTTTCATAGCAAACAAAACATGAAATAGTTCTGACTCTAAATTAAAGATGTCTGTTAAGTCTCCTTGAATTATTTTTCTTTGTAATGCTTTCCATAACTTTAAAGTTACTGCAGCATCCTGTTCTGCGTATGGACCAACGTACATTGGAGGTAGTTTCCACATCTCACTCTTTGGATTTACACCATACTCAGCCGCAGCTTCGTACAATAAAGTTTCTGATTTTGTTTCTCCAACATAGTGTCTAGATAATTCTCGCAAAGAATAATTACGCCTGTTTTCATCTACCAAAGGAGCTGCAACCATTGTGTCAACAATACGACCATTAACTTTTAAACCCATGGCATCAAGCCACCCAACATCATAAATAGCGTTGTGAAATATTTTATCGCAAGGTAATTCTAAAATAGGTTTAAGTGCATTAGCAAAAACTTTTGCGTCTAAATTATGCCCTCCTTCGTGTGCAATAGGATAGTATCCTTCCCATCCCTCTACAGCTATGGCAACACCTATGACTCTACCATTCTTTGTAGCCCAGCCAGGTCCTAAATTTTTATTCAAGCCATCATCTTTTGTTTCTAAATCTATTGAAATTTCTTTTGCATCCGTAAGATCAGGAACTACCTCTGGTGGCACCCATTCACTTGGAGTTTGAAAAAAATTACCTTGGCTCATTTTTTTAATCTTTCTCTTTTGTTTCGTCTCTTTGTCATATTTTCATATGCTTTCTTCCAATCTTTTACCACACCGAGCTTGACTAAATGCTTTGCTGCTTTTAAATTTAAATTATCAAACCAGTCTGGTTTTCTTTTCATAGTAATTCTGTAAACTCCCTATCTGTTTTGCTTGCAATAATATGTAATGATTTTTTTGCCCTAGTGGCACCAACATAAAACACTCTCCGTTCATCATCCCTTTTTTTAGAAATGCTGATATCAGCTTTTCTCGGTAAGTCTGTTAGTAACATAACATTGTTTGCTTCGCTACCCTTAGATGCATGTATAGTAGAAACCCTTATATTGCTTGCAGAATTAAAGCTTGATCTACGTAAAGCCACATTCATATACAATCTCATAGATTCAGGAACATCATCTAAAGCTACATCCCAAGGTAAATTAATATCTACATTTAATCCATGATGCATGGTTAAAGACTCATAATCATACATAGCAGCAGGGTCCATTTGTTTAAGTTTTTCTTTGTATCCATGTTGTATTCTGCCACTACCACTTATGTAATAATAAATATCTTTAACTGTTTGAAGGTCTACTGCTTCTTCTTTTAATCTATCCCAACCTTGAACAGCTCGAATCAAACGATCAGAAACAGATGATCTATTTTTAAATGTATAAAACATGCCTTCTTGTTTTAATCGATTTAATACTTCTTCTAACATGTAATTAGTTCTTGCTAAAATTAACCACTCACCTTTTGACAAGTCAGTGTGATTATTAAAACGCATGCGGTGGCGCATGACTACTCCTTCTTCTTCTTTTGGATTCCAATCTTTTTGTACTCGGTCATTTACTTTACTAATCAAGTCACTTGCCACATGGTGCACGGCCCTTGGTATTCTGTAAGATTGTTTTAGCACATGTCTTTCGCCACCAATTTGTTGTAATCTTTTTGTATCTGCACCAGCCCAATCAAAGATTGCTTGGTCATCATCCCCTGCAATGTATGCTTTCTGTGAATTACGAACAAGTATCTCAACCATTTGCCATTGTATAAAACTTAGATCCTGTGCTTCATCAACAATAACGACATCAAAAGCAGGACACCCTTGTTGTGCGATAAATTCTATTATCATGTCTGTAAAATCGAGCTTTGCTTTTTTGTTTTTATATCTTGTTATACCCGAGTCTATTTGTTCTAATCTTTCTATACCAAACTCAAGATGCTCTGTGCAATTCATAAACTCATTTGATAAGCTCACTCCTTTTATTTTTGCTTGATCGATTAATCTTAGATATGGATCTTGCGGTGTTGATATGCCAAGATAGTCAACGTTTTTATTTGGATTAATTAATTTTATTTGTAGTAAGTCAGATACTTCTTGATAGTCTTTGTCTCCCATTACATCATCAGTTGCTAATCCTAATGTTAGATAAGCCATACTGTGTAATGTTCTAAAGTATTTTAAATCTTTTCTATTTAAATTAAATTTTTCCATTGCTCTATCAATGGCTTCTTTCGCAGCTCTTTTCGTAAAAGCAAAGTATCCTATTCTATCTGGAGGTGTCCCTCTTTGTAGCTCATCTTCGACAATACCAAGTAGATGTGTAGTTTTACCGGTGCCAGGTGGACCAAATATTATATCAATCTTTTTGCTTTGGCTGTCTCGTAATATCATCTTGTATCATCATTAAATTTAATTTTATCATCTTCAAATCATTAACTAACATTCTCTTTGTTAACTTTGCTGATTTGTTTTCTGCTTTAGATACTAGTTGTGCAGCTATACCCAAAGTTTCTTTAATTAGTTTTTCCATTATAATTTTTTACCTCTCTGTCTTAACCCTTCTTCTATCATAACTTCCTCCGATAAAATTTTTCCACCTTTACCATTTGGTCTACTGCCTGGATTACTCGCTCTTGGTGTTGGCCATAACTTCCAAGATGGTCTTACCGATGTAGTAGGGGATTTGTGGGACGAGACTGTTTCCGAGACATTTAAGTCTGTCCACCCTTTTGGGTATCCCATGAGCCACTCTACCCACGTCGGGTTCAAACTCCCACCAGCGTGACCAGCTAGTCTTCCTTTCTTCTTGGCTTTTTCGTAATTCGTATTCGCTCCCGTATCTTTGTGATCCCTTGCTGTTGGTGTTGGCATCATTGCCACTTTCTCCTCCAACTTCCCTCTCTGTGTTCCTCTGTTCCGTATGTTCTCTGTCTTTTCTGCCATAGCTGCTGATGCTCTCGGAGTTGGCCACAGTCTTGAC